TTTGTCTCGTGGGTTTACTGTGGAGATCAATCTAACTGCTTTGATGCCATGTGTCACCTCTTTCTTTGGGAAGGTCTGGATGGTGTTTTTGGCCCTTGGTTTCTCTGTTTCTGCTCGTCGTAAAATTGCCTTTTGCGTGGGTCGATTTTGTCTTTCATATATTTGCTCCACGGTGTATGGTCTCAGCTTTTCGTAACCAGAAAACATGAAGTTCACAAATTCCGTAGCAAACATCTCGAACCAACGCGGCTCGTCCCACTGGTTGTTAAATAATCTTACGTGGGTGGCATGATGCTCATTGGCTGCGTTGTTTCTTGGTGCAGCTGCTATCGAAACTATAGGATTCATGAATGTTTCTAGTCCCGTATCCACTAGGTCTTCATTTTTGTAATACTCCTCTGAAATTACTGAGTATTCAGTGATGTATGGTTGGAATTGGTGTGGGTTGTCCACGTGCGGAACTCCCTCTATTTCAGGTAAACTCTTGACATAAGCCAGGAGTATTTCACTTGCCGCTTCATAGTTGCAAGTTCCTTCAAATTTGGGAGCTAATTCTTCTATGGTTTTGTTGATGTTAGCTGGATAATTACGTTTCTGTTGTGCTTTGAAAACTTGAGCTTGAAATACATTATGGTCAACAATAGCGCAGCCAGGAAGTCCTGTCTGTCCAATGCTATACCATAGTTTGCCGTTTTCTCTGAAACTCAGAACGTTAAATCCAGTTCCGGTACGTACATCTAACCTTTTCAGTGGAACGCCTTGTACAGCATAGTATAATAAGTAGGCATCATACTTGGTTGCTGTTTGGGTTGGTGTAAGAACAATAATGTCTCTGTGTTGGGCATAATGTCTTTTGTGGAGCCTATAAATCTTCGTGACTGGTATGGTATTTGAATCTGGGTCAAGCATATTTTGGCGTTGGTATCCGAAAACTTTAATATAATCCCCGTCATACGCCCAGACTTTATGTTTGAACGGGCTTGTGCCCTCATAGTAATTCTCAAATTCACCTTCTTCATTGACGAAGAAGTGATAGTCCGGGTAAACACCGCCGACGGCAGTGGGTTGGAATGTATACATAATTATAACGTTGTCATGATCAACTAAAAATTGATTCATATCAATATAGTAGTCGACATCAACCATTATAATCGCGTCATCGGATGTTGGTTGTTCTATGCCTGGTATTTTATCCAGATCAGACGCCCAGTAATACGAGCGAACCCCAGTTCTTTTATACTGGCTCTGTTCCCTCCTAGAAGGCTGGAACGACATAGTGGTCATGCCCAAGTTAGATGCTATTTTATATAATAGATCCGTTGCTCTTGTTCTTATTGCTGCTTCATTTGGGTGTGACAATTTGTTTTTTATTTGTTTTGGCTTTGTGGTTTGCAATCCTTTGAGTATTGATGCGACAACGCTATAATCCCTGGCGTGTCGTATCATGACCTTATCCAAATACATACTGTACTTTCCAATATTCTCGCTGACATGTTGTTCAGTGAGAATGGTTCCAAAAAATTGTAAATCTGAATGTTTGGAAAGCCCGATTTTGCTCATTCCAGCCATGAGCCATAACCTATAAGTGATCCCACGCGTCATAGGAAAGACGGGTCTCAACTTATATGAGTTCTGCACATAGCTGTCAGTCATAACAAAATCTAGT